TTTCTGGATGATGGTTTTAAAAGCGTCAAAATTAGGTCCTCCTACTGGAAAAACACCAAGAGTCTAGGTGATGTATGGAAAATGTTTAAAGACCCCGAGAATCAGCAAAATAAGGGCTTAATGAAGGAATTAGAGAGTATACTCGAAGCAACTCTGGTAAGAGTTCCTATGGATTCACTGTCTGGAGCCCATGTATTAAAGTTTGGAGGCTTTACCGGTATCAAAGGCTATGGAAGTGTGCTGCACAAGGAAACCATGAAAGCTTTAGGTGGTGCTGACCTAGATGGTGATAAAGCCTTTGGATTTTTTGGTGGCAATAAGCATGGCTTCAAGGATTCTTGGAAAGATTTATACAAGAGACAAAGAGAAGAGTACAAAGGTAAGAGTCCAGAGAAAGTAAAGGAAGAGTATCGTAAAGAGCTTGGGATAGAAGATGATAAGATACTTAGCATGGTTGAGTCTCCTGTGATGCAGTATAGTCCATATGTAAGGGGCTATGTTTCTGAGGCTGCAGCTACCGGTAGAAATCAGCTTGGTCCTGCTGTGGTATCAAGAGCTGTATTAAATGCAGCTTATTCTTCTCTAAGAGAAATGGATAAAGATGGTAAAACTGTAGACTTTGTTCATATAGAGAAGGATAAGAAAGGTCCTGAAGTTAGGGTTGAGCTAAAGCCAAGAGTAAGTGAAGAGGCGATGAATAAGTTCAGGGAAAAGGCGAGGGCTATCATAGCCATGACTTCTGACCCCATGGATGAGGCTGGTATTAAGGGGGTTAATGAGCTATTTAATAGTTTATTTAATGAAGCATTCAGGTTTGAACCTTATACTATTGTTGGAAAGAAGAAGAACTATGAAATGCATAGGAAGACTGGCTTACGCAGAAGGATGAATAAGTCAGGTGAATATCTGAATGGCAGTGCCGTATGGAAAGCTCGACAAAAATTTATAAGTCTGTTCCAAGAAACGAATTCTCGTTTATATGGAAAGAACTGGAGAGAAGGAAAGAGATGGACCTTTGATGAGATACATCGTACCATGGAAAAGGTTAATAAAGAATTGCCTGAGGAATATAGGAACAACTTTCTAGGCAAACTTGCAGGAGATATGCGTGATGTAGTCTGGAGAGATAGGGTACTTGCAAGAGTTGATTATGATAAGCTTGGAGAGATGTATGGGATACACAGTGAACTTGTAAAAGATAATAAATATCAGAGATTGATGAGACTTCTTGGTAGAAAAACTATGAAGGTAGAAGAGGGAAACTATATTGACCTTGTTAGGAATCATAATTTACATACCGAAGAAGGACGTAACAGGGTTATTACAGGTGATAAACTTATAGAGGCTCTAAAAGCTACAAATAAGAAAGATAGGTACATCTTTACTGAGATGGAAGGTGGAGGTCGTCGTAGATGGGAAGCTGATAACTTAGAGAATGGCTATGCTGAGAGGAAATACATTCTTGATAAGATACTTAACAAAGCATCTGATTTTATTGTTAATGACATGAGTGATATTGCCAGTATGAATACTATCTTAAGACATTTCGAGCCTCTTACTAACAGGGAGCAGGCACTAAAGATTGTTGATAAAGTTTCTGAGTTCAAGAGTCAGAGTTATCTCATGGGTAGGAACCGGAGAGATATGGAGAAGGTTCGCAGTGCTAATCTCTCTCCAAAACAAAAAGATTTACTCGAGAAAATGGACAGGGAGTTTGGAGACTCTCCTGTGAGTGCAATGGCTGACCAAGCAAGTATTGATGCTGCCATTAGAAAATATAAAGGTGGGCTTACCGAAGCTGAACGGGACTTCTTTGATTCCTTAATGCTTGGGAGTGTAAACAGGGGTAGACATGATATAATAGAACGCTATAAAGATTTGGCACATGCTCTTGGCAAGACAGGTAAGAAGCCGGGTCGCATGTTCTGGGCTAGGTTCGATGAGATAGCAAAGAAAGCTGATAACACTACCATGTCTAGGCTTGGGTTTGCTAGTCAGGAAGTATCTCCAAGGATACTCAAGGAACATATGAAAGAGTTTTCAGAGTTGTTTGACAATTCCAGCACTAAGCTTACTGAGAAAGAGACTGCACAGATAAAGTCTGAAGCAGAAATTGCTGACAAGCCAAGACCTATTGTAGACGAGAATGGTAATGTCGTTGAAGGCTCTATTCTTGAAGCAGCTGATTATGATGAGGCCACTCAGAAGTATCTTGATGAGTATGCTCCATTTGCAGGACTTAAAGAGGGTACTTTAAAAGGAGAATATAAGGAACTCTTTTACAAGTTAAAGAATCACCTTGATTATTATCATAATGGAATAGGTAAGAATCTTAATGGACTTGTAAGGAGTGTTCTTAATAAAGACCTCAATGCTATGAACCTTGAAGACTTCCGGGTACTGGATAGATACTTTAATCAGATAAGGAATGGTACTTGGTGGCAGAGGTTGACAGATAAGGTGCAGACAAAGTATCCACAACTTTCTAAATGGGACTATCTCAGGTTTCCGGAAGCTGTAAATAGGAATATGATGCGTAAGGAGATTGACCTTGTAGACGAGATGCGTCCTTACAAGGATAAGTGGGGCAATACTATTGTAGGCAAAGCCATGAGGCCTACAGGTATAATGGATAGTCTCCAGTTTATAACTCATACATCTCAGGAAAATGCTATACAGATGTATGAAGAAGAGAAGAAGAACTTTCGCAGTAAGCTAAGACCTTATCTTGAAAGTATTGAGATGGGTGGAGAGTTCTTTGAGCTTGCTGTAAGAAAGATGGAAACTGGCCTAAAGAATACTGAAAAAGCAAATTATGATTACTTTGATTTACTAAGAGAAGTTGAGAAGAAATATAATTGGAAAGAATTAAAAGATAAATCCTTTATAGTAACAACACCTCAAGGTAAGATACAGATGACAGGTGAGAGGATACGGAATAGTATCATGGATATTATGAAAGCTCAAAATGAGAGAGTACATAAGTGGCTTGTAGGTGATGAAGCTAAGATAAAAGAGTATACTGACCTCATTAAGACTACCTTAGTAAAGAATCCTGAGGGCTATCATAATGGACTCCTTGCCTTAAAGCGTAAGTTTATAAAGGATATCGAGGATTCTTTTACAAGAAAGCAACCATTTGATATTGGGCTTGGTATGGATGGACTAAGTAAAGTATCTAAAAGAGTTATGCTGTCACAGATACCTAAGTATAATAGGGTAGAAAAGCAGAGATTTATAGAAAAGAATTTACAGATTGAACCTACCGGTAAGTTACCAACTGAATCTTACTTTCCACATATACAGTTTGATAGAGTCAAAGCCAGAGAAAGGATGCTGGAGAGTTTAGAGAGGGTAGCTAAGGATAATAGTTTAAGCAAGGATGACAAGGCTAAGCGTTTGAAAAGTCTTATCTTTCATTACAAGCAGTTGACAGGGGACTGGGCAAGTCTTGAGCAGAATAGATTTGGTCAGCATTGGGATAAGATTTCAGATGCAATAGGTGAGATAACAGAACAAAAGAAAAAAAGAGATGAGCTTGTTGATTGGTTCAAGGCTAGTAAGAAGGTTAGGAATCAGTTTAAAAGAAGTAAAGAACCAATACCGGGATGGGAAGTGTCTCCTGAAGCTTATGAATCTTATATGAAGAGTATTGTTGATGCTTATTATAGACTCTCATCTGAAGTAGCTGCCCGGGCAAGTATAATAGACTGGAGAGCAGATTTTTATAATAGAACTAAGGACCCGGTACTGACTAATAGCTGGGCTAACTATTTAAATCTATATGTGCAGGGAGCTATGGGTTATAATGAAAAGATTCCTAAGCGTATGCTTGATGACCCCAACATGAAGATGAAAGGGACACCTTATTCTTGGTTTGCTGATAGCACAGTACTCAATAGAATTAATAAGATAGCTGATAAGCTTGGTGTCCAGAAAGGGAAGTCTTTGCCACCGGAGTTTCAAGAGCTTGGTAAATTCTCTTTTGAGGACCTATCAAGATGGACTAATATGGAAGCTAAGTATCAGCTTGCATCTTTACTAGCTCATCCTAAAAGCTCTATAGCTAACCTTTATGGAGGCACTGTTCATACCTTGGTAAGCACAGGCTGGGATAATTTCTCTAAAGCTAGAAAAATCAAGTACTTACAGACACATGTGAATCCTAAGTGGCAGAGTATGGCTGATGTAGAAGACTGGGTAAAGAGTCATGGTGTCATTGAGGAGTTTTTGCTTTATGAGGCAGATATCAATCCTCAGATGAAAGGTAAGAAATGGACTGGCTTTATTGCTGAAGCTACTGAAAAAATTAGAAAGAATCCTGAGTTTAGTGATACAAGTCTTAGGGAATTGTGGAGAAAGCATGGTATTACTGATGCTATGTTTGATAAGGCTGCGTGGTTTATGCGTAGACCAGAAAGAACTCTTCGTAGGGATTCATTTGTAGCCCATTATCTTCAGGCAAGAGAGAAGTTTGGCAGTGGTATTCGTGATTATGACCATCCATTCTTAATTGAACTGGCTAAAAAGGGTGTAAAATCTACACAGTTTCTTTATTCGGCACCATTCAGGCCGATGTTTGCAAGGACTGCACTTGGTAAAGTGATGACAAGGTTCCAGCTATGGTCTTGGAATAGTGTAAGATTTAGGAATCAAGTTTTAAAAGAAGCTGAACTCAGAGGATGGAAACCGGGTACACAGGAGTTTAAAAGATTCCAGAGGCTAGCTACTACAGATTTATTTACTCTTGGACTTTCAAGTGTATTTATGTACTCACTCTTTGAGAATGCACTTCCTGCTCCGTGGAATTGGTTTCAGGATGTCTCAGACCTTATGTTTGGTGATGATAAAGATAGAGAAAGGGCTTTCTTTGGTGCATATCCTTATCCATTCCAGCCCTTACAGATGGTGACCCCTCCCGTAGCTAGGCTTCTTCCACCATTATTTAAAGGTATGGTAACAGATGACTATTCTAAGCTGGCTAATTATTATATTTGGACTATGTTCCCATTTGGTAGGCTTGGAAGAGATGTGCTTGGGGAAGGTGGACTCTTACAAAATCCTGCTTATGGTATAGAGAAGATGACTGGCCTTCCTTATACTAAGTTTGCGTCAGAACTTAAAGGTAAACACAGAGAGAAGGAAGGTCTTGAGATACCAAAGCCAAGAGGCTTAGTTTAAACGGGAATTGGGGTTTCTTGGGTTGACTTGTAGAAAAAGGTTATTGAAAACCGGATTTGTATTTTGGTATAATTTTTAGAAATGTCATTAGAAGATAAAGACTATATATCTATATTTGACGATATAGATAAAGAGGACTTGGCTAAGGTAGGAGGAGTATCTTTACTTGGTTATGGTATAGCACATGGAGCAAAATATACTCCGTTATCCGGGGCAATAGCTCGTCAAGCAAGAAAAGGAAGTACTATAATTAAGGATTATTATAAAAAAGCGATAACAGCTAAGGAAAAAAGGAAAAAGTTCTTTCATCATTTTACGAGTAATTGGGATGAATCTATAGATAAATTTATAAAGAAATATCCAGAAGCATTTCCTAAAGATGTTTCTAGCAGTAGAGGATATTTACCAATAACAGAACCTCAGAAAAGAAATATGGTTTTGCAATTTATGCATCAAGAAGGTGCTAAAACTCCTGCTGAGCTATTACATATAGCTGAGAGAGATATAATATCTCAAAAATGGGCTGCAGGACTGACTGATAAGCCATATGGATTGAGTAAGACTAAAAGAAAGTATAGTCATGAAAAGCTTAAAACTGAGATGATAAATTATACTGGTGGACTGGATTATGATGCAGATAAGCTTAAAAAACATGGATTAACAAAACCTGTTAGTACAGATGTTAAGACTATTTTTAGGGGTCATGGCGGTGCTATGAGAGCATGGGGTGTACATCCTGATGCAAAAGTATCTGTATCAAATATAACAAATATAAATTCTGATAAGCGGTCTGTTACAATGGCAGCAAAAAGTGACCATATGTTTCAAATGGGTGAAGCAGTTGCGAAATCTAATGCTAATATTAATAATTCTGAAGAGGTAAAAGCTGTTGCTAAAAATAGACTAGAAAAAATGGGAGTTAAGTTAAGAGGTTCTGATAGATTACATCCTAAAGCTGGGAGTCATCTTGAGGAACTTGAAAAGTTTATGAAAAATTATAGAGTTACAAAAGATGGAAAGCTTGCTGTGAATTTTTCACCTATGAAAATGCCACATTATCTTTCAGGTGGGATGAATGCTGATGTAGTTTTTTCTAAGAGTAAGAAAGGTAAATTACATTATGATATACTTACATCAGATAAATATGATATCTTGGATAAGAAGTTTGAACTTTTACAGAGGAAACATCATTTCAATGTATCCCAGTCTTCCTCTAAAAAAACTTCTAAGCGGTCTTATCTTAGAGGAGGGGTAAGAAGAAGATTTTTGCGTGCTATAAAGCTAAAGGATTACAAGACTGCTGCTAAATTAGCAGCTAGAATTGGTATAAAAACTGGAGCCTTTATAGGCAGAAAGGCTCTTTTAAAGATATAGCCGGTTCCTATTATTGTAAATTAAAAAAAAAGAAGAGGCAGAGAACTTGCCGGAACAAGCTCTCTGCTTTGTGTATATCTTCTTTGCTTGAAGTTACGAAACTTCGCCATTCTTTTCAATTAGGTACTTAAGATTTATATCCGTTTGTCTTAATTCATCCAGTTTATCTACAATTTTACAAATATCATTTTTTATTTTTTCTAAGTCATTTGCTTTTTTTACTGAGAACTCATTGTTGTAAAGATACTTATTAATTGTCTTTAAATCTTGCAAGTTACCATATTCTATAATTTCAATAACCTTTTTCATTAGCTTATGCTCTTCTGTAATTATATCCTTTTCAAGTATATTTTCCATCTTTTTTTTCCTCACTAAAGTTTATAGGTTCTCTCCATTCATTAGCTTTTCTTTCATTTTCTTTATCTTCGTCATAAAATCCACTCCATTCTTTGCATTGATTACACATTGCTATGCCATCATGCACATCTGTATTGTTTAATGGAGGTGCTGAACAGCATTCACTTAGTAAATGACTCATTTTAGTCCTCTCTCTTTTCTTTTCCTTCTATGATAAACCATTGGTGTTTCAAAATCCATGCTCCAACCTTTACCATCATTACACCACCATCCATTTCCATGTTTTATTTCTATTTTTTTTCTATCCTTTTTATATTCTGGACTATTAATTCCATTTTTATAAGGAAAGATGGTTTTTTTATCTATCCACTTTTTCCAGTCATATTTATTTGATGGCAAATTTCTTTCCTTTTATAAGTTTGTTATGGCATTTACATTTGAATGGATGGGTAATGTAATCCTCTGTTTTGTTATAGTCAAATGTAATTTCTTCGTTTTTACAAATTTTTCTTAGTGCGTTTAGGATTATACTTTGGTTTTTAACAAAAATACCGGTGCTTGGATTGCAATGATGGTTTAAATATTGGCCAATATTATCTTCAAAATGTTTACCATTGTATTGTATAGATGTTTGAGTTGGGTTAGCTATATATTTAGGAACAAATTTATAAATAGTTTCTCCAGCCTTAATTCCTTTAGTACTAAAGACTCCATACATATTTTCTTTTGTTTTTTTAATCGTTAACATTTAACTTATTAGAAGCAATAAAATAAGTCTTATCTGTTAGTCTTTTTACATTTCCCAGTTTACATCTGTTAATCATTCTATCAATTTTCATTTAATAACTCCATTATCGTTTCGATTAGATATTCTTTTGAATCGTGACGGAAAAACTGACTTGCATCCTCGATATGCCCTTCAGGGCATCTAAAGTCTTTATTCTCTTTGTCATAGTATAATGGCTCAGTATATTCACGACTTGGGTGACTATCCATACACTTATCACAAAATGTTTCTCTATTTAACATTGTATTTCTCCTTATATTTCATAGTCATTGATTGAAATATGATAAGTCTTATCGGTTAGCCTTTTAACATTTCCATCTTTACATCTGTTAATCATCCTATCCATTTTCCTGTTAAAATCATCACGAATCAGATTTATTGCAGTTGGAGAAATTTGTACTCCATTTTCATGAAACCTTTTTTTAATTTTTGTTACTTGTATCATTTTTTTTCCTTTCCTTTAAATTATTAGGGCAGTATCTTCAGTTCGCCAACCGAGTAACGCTCACATAGTCCATTATGTTTAAGTTGTTATACTGCCCTAAAGGTTACTTTGTAATTACTTTACCTATCTTCTTTATTTTATTAAAGAGTTCTTGATATTTAGCTGATTTATCGTTATCACCAGATATATAGAGGTTAGATGAGTACTCTTCTAAAGCAATGACAATCATATCCACTTCTTTAGGCTCAATTACCATTTTTTTAGGTGATTGATTTTCTAATTCTATTATTTTAGCAGAGAGATAGACACATGAATCAAGCAATTCCTCAAGAGTCTCTTTAATCCAGTCACGACCATCATTAACATCTAATAAGTCTCCGTATTTTTTTGCTCCAATATCTAACCTATCTTTTATAAGCTGGAGTATGATGTCATTCATTATTTTCTCCTAATTTTTTGATTAGTTCTTTAATCCTTTTTTCAGCTTTAGACTTTTTTAATGGTTCTTTTTCCCATTTTATTTCTATGAGTTTACTTTTCTGATTGATTGTTGCCCAGAACTTATATCTACTGTTTACTGAGCCGGCTATAAAATCTCCATTGGGAAGACTTACATCAAATTTAATGTTCATTGACATCTTGTTCTTTTCCTTTCTTTTCCATAAACTTTTCAAGTTTCTTTTCTTTCTTTTCCATTTCTAGAAAATGTGTAAAGGTAACTTCTATAGCCATTATTCTTCTATGGAGGTCACCTAATGCTCTATCAATCCAATTCTTGGGTAATTTTCTTTTTGCCATTAGTACCTTCCTCCTTTAGCTAGTTTTCTTAGTAAATAAGTTTTGACTTCCATGGATTGTTTAGATACCCACTTAACAACCTTTAGGAAATCCTTTTCATCAAGAGGGCCCTTCCTACAATTACAAGATTTACAAATTAATTGAAGATTATCTATCTTAGAATCTCCTTCTTTAGATAACGGAACGATATGGTCGCAGACTATATTGTTTATCTTAAGGATAGTACTACAGTATCTACATTCCTTTCCATAGGAGGAGAGATACATATCCTTTAGTTCATTATGTGTAATTTCAAATATTACACCATGGTCATACGACCTTTTCTTAAGACTGCTCTTTAGAGAGCTTATTTTTCTTAAAGACTTTTTATAAACTTTCTTCCAAAAAGTTCTATGAATAGGCTCAAGAGTTGTCTTAAATCGTTCCTCGTCCATCTTACGTTTGGTGGTTATCGTTTTTTAGTTTATACATTGCAAATTTGTTACCGTTACCGACCATTTTTGTAGTAATATTATAACCTTTTTTTCTAAGGTTAAATATAATGGCAGATAATCTAAAGGCTCCAAACCGGTGCAATGCTTCAAGAGGGGTAATAGATTCTCCTCTTAATAAAGCATTCTCTATTAACTCTTCTTGAGTTTGATGTTTTTGATTTGCTCTGTATCTCATGTGTCTACTCCAAATTGCATTGTTAAGCTTAATTTATAAAGTCCAAAGTTAAATTGAATAAAGTTTCCAGAGAGGTCATCACCTACCATGCAACCAAATCTAAATATGGTAAATATATTGACAAAGAAACCTCCTTTAAAGGCTTCAAAATTCCATAAGATGCCAAAGCTTTTATTTTTACTCATGTCCTTCTAACCTTTTCAACTCTCTTAATTTCTATTCCATTTGGCATGTCCTTTCCTGTCTTGTGTGATAAGATAGCAGCATTCCTGGCTTTGACCCGGTCAATACTTTCTTTTATCTCAACTTTCTTAAAGTCGTTACTTACTAGTTCTGGGTTAACATTGACAGGTCCATATGTTTCATAAAGCTTATATCTTGCTGTATCCGTTTCCCAGACTCCGTCTTCTGTACCTATTTCTTTGATAACCATTGGTAATAAGAAATCATTTACAAATTTCTTAAAGCTACCAATAGCTCTCCTTCTTCCCTTTAATCTTTCTATTTCATTTTTTAGGGCTTCAACTTCTGCATCTATTAAATGCTCTTTTCTTTTAATATCAAGAACAAAATAATCTACTCTATCAATTTTTTCTCTTAATTCTCTCTGGAATTTGATTCGTCTGTCTAGATAGATATCCATTTCTGTGCTTGGAATATCATCAGTTGATTTTTGGTAATATTCAATAGTCAATTCATTGTCTATGAAGTCTCCAAGAATATCTTTTGTACTTTTCTTAACCATTTTACTCATTCTGTGCCTCCGTTGCTTTCTTTAGACGAAATGATGGAGTCCACTTTAAGTAATGATTTTCAAATAAATCACCATCACTGTTTTTGTACAACTCCAGTTTTTTAACTTTATCCTTAGCATTACCTGTAATACCAAGAACCTTTCTTGATGCATTTTCTATTGCACCACTTCCTTTACCTGCATACATATCCATAATTTGTTCTCTGGAATAGGCTCTATTAATTTGACTTATCTGAACTATAACAATATCAAGATTTACAGCCATATTACTTAGTCTATGCGAGATAAATCTTATGGTTTCATATTCACCACGGATATGTTTTGGTGGTTCTACTAGGTCAATATAATCTACAATTACAAGTCTGGGGTCAGTTTTTCTAATCATTTCAGCAATTTGTTCTACATTTGGGCTTATTGTTGTAACATTAATATGGTTTAGTTCTTCTTTATGAAAATTCCATAGTGATTTGAAATTACTATTTACTCCTTTTTTATCTCTATCACTTACAATTTGAAGATGTCTTCTGTGCATATACCATTCTGAAAGCTCGAGAGAAAGATAAAGTGTAGGAATTTGTAATTCTGGGTCTATAATATCATTCTCAACATCATATCCCAATGCCATATTCTGAGCTAAGGTAGTCTTATTTGAACCTGTACTACCAAATATTGTAACAAGTTCTCCGGGATAAACATCACAATCGACTTGCTCAGGCAATCCAAGTAACCTACCTAACTGAACTACTTTTCCATCAAAATTACTTTCAAGCCTACGTTCTAATGATTTTTGTAAATCAATAGAAGTAAGAATGTCTATGCTATAGTCTTTTCTTTTATAGAAAACACATTTAGGATTACAATGCTTAGACATTAAAATGTCATTACACTTGTAATTGTATCCTCTATTATAGGTGTCTTCTATTTTCTTTAGTACATTCTGTTCATCAAGAGCTTTATTGTTCCAATGTAACAAAGCAGCTTTAGCTGCATCAGATGTTATCCCTGACTTACGATAATGACTTGCAAGTCTAAGAATAGTATTATTTCTTTCACCTTTCATTGGACCTAGCTTGTACATTGTTTGTATACAAGTAGCATACTTAGAAGGCTCTGCTACATTTTGAAGTGTTCTTATTTTAGGAACATGCTCTTTTATGTATTCTTTTAATTCAAGATTTCCTGATTTTTCTTCCCAATCTGTAGATGTTTGTATCCTCATCTTAGCAATTTCCTTTATTTCAAGAATACTAAGATTAAATACTTCATGCTTTCCTAAGGGGATTTTATATAGACCAGATTTTTGATTTAGACTTGCATCACATCTGTATATACTCGTCCTCATATAAACAGAAAGGTCTATATAATCAAACATAGACCTCATAGTTTCTTTTAAGATATAAGGTAAATCCCTGCTAGGAATAAAACCAAATACATCAGCATGAAGCATCACATGGTATCCGGTTCCACTAAAATAAATACAATAATTAGATTCTTTAGCACCAAAATCCTCTAATTCATAGATAAAACTTCTTAGAGTATCAAGTGTGTATTCATCTGTATTATCCTTTTTATCTATGTCAACCGGAATCCAATCAACACCTCTAAGACCAAGAAAGTCCTTTAAGCTACCCTTGAGTTTTCTGTACTCGATGGCATCGTCATAGTAAAGGTAAGTACTTCTATAAACAGCATTTTCCTTTCCTTCATTATAAATTAAATCGGGTAAAGTATCAAGGGGAATCAGCAGTCCTCGTTTCCTTGGACTGCCAATTGCCACCTCTGTATACAAGGGCTAACCTAGAATGGACTCGAGGAGGTGGATAGGGTGTCCGAGCTAACAGTAGAGCTCTTCTTCGAGGATTCACTCTTTACAGACTCACCATTGTATTCTTTTAAGATGTTCTTTTGCTTTAGAAAGGCTACATAGGACTTTAAGTCAGCTATCCCTTTTTCAGTATTCATTACTACTTTGGGACAAACTCTGGTATAAGCCTTGTCTTTAGAATCAATCCATTCTTTATATACATAAATATAAAATGGATAGTTTTCATTTGTTAATGGATTATCTACTAAGAATTTCTGGTTCAAGTAAGTATCAATCTTCTCAATTTTATTTCCTTCTTCATCTTCCCATTCACCATACACATTTGGACCGCCTTTAAAACCAATAGAATCTAAAAGATAATAGATTTTATTTAGTAAAGTGCAGCTCTTTATTTTTCCATCAGGTTCTTTATCGTAAGCACCTTTTAAGGTATAGATTACAGGATATTGACTTTTTGGTACCCGCATAGTAACATCAATGAATAAATCAGCCCAGTCAAATTCTTCTGTTCTATTAGAATAATCTACTATTTGAGCTTCCATAAATCCACCAAAACTACCGGTATTGCCTGTTTCAGCTGGTCGGAATCTTGCCATTTTTACTCTCCTTTTCATAATTTAGGATTTGTTTCTTTATTGAGTCATAGCTAAGGGGCAATGTTGTTTGAGAAAGAGGTTTTAACCTACTTCCTATTGTTCTTTCATCATAAGCTTGAAAGGAAACATAATATCCTTTGCTATCTTTGTCTGCTGTACAGTAGCCAATTACATCAGCTTTAGCAGTTAATGCATAAGCTAATCCTCTTGGCAAATCAGGTGATAACTGTACTTTACTATCTTGCATTTGAGTACTCTTAGAGTGACTTATCAAAACAAGATTACCACCTTTGCTTTTTAAGAAAACTTGGAATCTCTTAATGATATCCACATTTCTTCTTCGTGCTTTACCCCAGTCAGCTCCCCATTGTCCTTCACCCATAGCATTTATACCAAGTTCTTTTACTACTTCTTTTTCAATCCATTCATTGACTTCATCAATTGTATCAATTACTATGGTATCATAAGGTAGTTCATCCCATTTTTCGCTTATCCACATATAAAGCTCTTGTAATGAATAAACTTCCATTGGTTTTCCTTTGGTTTTACCTGTTCTATGGTAAAAGCCTCTTTCTTTAGCTGGGACTATTTCATTGAGAGGTTGTCCTCTTTTATTGTAGTCTTGATTTCCTTTTTCGTCTAACTTTGGTCTTTCAGGAGGATTCAGGCTTGAGACAGTTACTGTATTAGCACCATCTACAAAATCTACTCCTAAATCAGTGTCTATTAATAAGACACCTTCTTGACCTTTTTCACTCCATCCACTGGCAGCAGTAGTTTTACCCGTTTTGGGTTGACCTATGAAATACCAAGTCAACCCTCCGGGCATTACTGACCAATCAGTGGAGATGTTTCTGGTTTTAATATCCATTATAATACTCCATTTTTAATTGATTTGACTAAATTCTCTTTCTTAAGATTTAGTGGTAACAGACCTGTCCAAATATACGAATAGTATGGTTTATTTCCAACACAATTGAACGCTTGATTCACTCCTAAACCTCCTATAATACTGCTTGAAAATATAGTATGTTTCATAGTGCATGGAGCCGGTTCAATTTCTACATCAGATACCCAATAATTGTTATAGATTTCTTCTACTTCAAGAGGTTCTTTTGTATACATGTCAAATCCATTTTCTCTATGCGTGATTGTAATCATTTCTATGCTTAATGCATCCATTCTTAAGTCAATTAAGAAGGCATCATTAGCATCGTGACCATCGTTTCTCCAAGTTTCATATACTTCCATTCTTGTATCCATATTGTCTAAACAGGTGATTACTTTTTTTCCAAGTGGTTTTGAACTATTCCATTTTTCTTTATTTGGTTCAAATTCTGTTGTTTTTCCTGAAAAGGCTTCTGCTGTATCCTTTGCTGCGTCAGCTTTAGAACTACCTGTATAATAAAAAGGATAAGTTGTGCTACTAAGATTATGTTCTTCTAGTTTATCGTCGTCCCAACCTATTATCTTATCCCAGCCCATTATTGACAAGAGGGTGACAACGGTAGAACCGATGCCACCCAAACCAATCACAGTAATCTCATCAAGTAATTCCTGTTTAATTAAATCCTTATTCCTCAGGAATCTATTTTCTAATAATTCCAACCTGTTCCTCCAAATACTGTATATGGTTGTATAATCTTTAATACATTCATTTCCTTCATCATTTGGTTATAGTCCATTTCATTCTGTGGATTCTTGAACTTACTCCAAATATCTTTTCCTTTTTGTAATGTCTCATCATCGTATTCTTCCATTGGGTCTGTATTCCAGAGTCCTGCTTGATAGCCATTGTATCCGGAATAATGATTTCTGGGAGTAATAACTGTTACCTTAGATTTATCCTCTATTACTTTAGCAATTTCTATCCATTCTTTAGAAGCTTCTGGTAAAGGAATATCTACTTCTCCTTGAATTAGAGTTCCTCTATTGTATTGGTCAAGATAGCTTATAGCAAAAGCATATTCTTTATCAACCTTTGTAGAAACTACTAAGCTTGGATAAAATCCAGTTTTCGGGGCCATTTCCATGAGTGTATCTTCATCAGTACCACTAAAGAAAGAACCCATATTATGATGAGAATGGACTAATCCTATGAAACATGACTTATACTTTTTTTCTGATTTGTGTTTTACATTTATTTTTGCTAAGTCATCAGCATCCCATTCTGTACTTGCACTGCTACCTAAATCCAATGGATGAAAGTTTACAAGTTCAAATACCTCTGGAAAACCATGTTCATCTTTTTTATTTAGTTTGTACCATGCTGGTCCTGACCATTCTTTGCTACTAAATTTCCTAAGAAAATAGTTGAGCTTGTTCAGGATAGTTTGCGATACGCTTAATTGCATTTATATATCTCTCCTTTTTGGTGTTTAGTTTAGTGAGTTCAGATTCGTAACTGAGCCTGAGCCATCGTTTTAGGTGAAAGTCCAATAACTTGGGGTCTTTTATTAAATTTACTATGAAAGCATTTTCATAGTACAAGCATTGAAGGGGATTCAGTTTTTCATCATATTCTTCATTCCACAATGTAGGTACAGCTTTCCATTCTTCTATTACGCTTTCTTTTGTAAAATAATCTTTATATTTGATACTCATTGGAAAATTAAGTTTATTTACTTCTTCATAGGTAAGTGCATGCATCTTTTTATTAAGGACCGTTTTTGTTAACCAAGATATTTTGTCTACAAGCTTAAGGAAAATAGTGGAATAACAGGTATGTTCTTTATACTCATTATACTTTTCTTGTGCAGAATTATATCTTATCAAGTCAAGTCCAGATGCATTTAATTTAGTTCCTAATCTAGGGTCAGTCCATCCTTCATAATAAAATATCCTCAAAGTATCCCAAGGATTTTCATCTACAAAGTCGTCTAAAGAAAGCAAGGTATCCTTTGAATCATCATCTAATCCGAATAATTCCTTCATTAGCTCAAATGTCCTTGTATTATTAACTCTATAAGAATCTAAACTAACTGCTTTTTCTGCAAAACTAACTGTATAAAAGCCTTTTTTATGCTTTTCTTCGGACAATAGCCTTGGAAAGATTTTCTCTCTATGGCTATTTTTTCCAAACAGTCTCAATATCCATTGCGAATCACAAACACTCCAGTTTACGAGTTTTCTTCTTTTAATTGAATTAAATGTATAGGTATTCCTGAATTCATTCTGTATGAACCAATAGGGGCTTGACGCTGTCCATGTCTGTAAAAATCCTCTAATAAACTTAGCAAATACCTTAGCATAGCCATTGTCTGCAGTCATTTGGAATTTATTTGCCCAACCTCCATAACAAGCAGTAGAGTCTATTATATGAGGATGAATAGCTGGTATAAGACTGTCTACTCTATGAGTACCTGCAGGTTTGCGAAAGATATACTTTACTTTTTTTACTGTATCTTCTATTTCATCAAACTCATATAACTTTTCCGGATTAAGATTCCAATATGTACCCGGCAAAGCTCTTCTTGAACGAACATTGTTTGGCAAAATAAAAGTATCCCAAAGTTTTACTCTATGATTTCCTCTTAAACTTAGCTTATTGTATCTTAATATCATTTCGGAACTAAATCCTGAATTTAATAATACTATTGGATAATTACCTGACTTTGCCTTATCTAAGCTCTGCATACCTCTATAGTATATTTCGTCTAATCCTTCCAGAAAATCTATTGCTAACAAATAGCCATATAATACTTTTCCATGCTCCTTTATTTTTGCAGTTTGAGTAAATACTTCCTCTGGCCAAACTTCATTTGTTTTAAACTTAGCCGTAACTATTTCTATGTTTTCGTAAGTTTCAGCAATAATATCAGAAGCAAAGCATTTATCTCTAAT